ACAGATCTAAGTTCTGTAAAGGGATAGACCTTTTCAAGAGCATGAAGAAATGTTCGTTGAACTGCCATCTGTTCAGGTTCAGGTTGTTCAGGATAGTTTGCAGAAATTGAAGCCAAAAAGTCGCCTCCAGGCACAGCGGTCGGTTTCAAGCTAAGATAGTGTTTTTTGACATCTTCAAACTCAGGATCGGGTCCAGGATCTAGTACTGCAGGATCATTTTTACATTGAGTTCTCAATTTATGATTGATTCTATTATGAAGTTCATACAACCACTTTCCAGGATCGCCGCGTAGGGGGTGTTTATAAACATACTCGGTTGTAGACTCTCTGCAAAATTTACAAGGCAATACATCCTTCATCTGATTCAATACGTCGTCAGGGTGTTTAGAGGTAAATGCAATCAAATGAAATAATTGCCATGCACTCGGCCCCCAGAAGCGAGTGTCCATTGTCTTTACGAAATAAAGTATGTGGTTCTTAATAAAAATGCTTGATACTCGTGATATTATCATTCTCACGGCTTCGTTTTACCTTGGAGGTGTTGTTGGAGAGTTCTTCAAGTCTCTTTCCGAAGACATCTTGACTCCATTGCTCGCACCTGCCGCGGCAGCTGGAAAGGGTGTTGGTGCTTTCTCAGTCACAATGGGTGGAGTAACACTCAAGCTCGGTGAGGTCTTGGTTGCATTCGTTAACCTCGTCGTCTCCTTCGTCTTGGTAATCTTTGCAATTGGACTCCTCCGAACCTACGTTTTGTCCCGCATCGGAGCAAAGCGAACTGAATAGATAAAAAACTAACACTATAACAAATGGTTTGGTATAACCCCTGGTCTTGGAGCTCTGCGTCAACAACTGAACCCGAAGCTGTAAGTTCTCTTCCTCCTGCAACAGCAGATCCCTATACAACTGGAGCCCGTCGTCGCAGAACACGTCATGGTCGCAAGGGTTCTAAACGCTATCAGTCTAAGCGGTATCGAACCGGAAGGAAGTCCATCCGCTCCTAGGATGTGGTCCATAAGAAGCTTCCAATCTCTTCTTAAGTTCAGCTGTTGAACCTTTAGAGATTTCATTCGTTCGTTTCCACTGCTGAAATACACTATTAATCATTCCAGTCGTAACACCTTCTCCGACTTCTCCAGCTGGGAGAGGTGTAACATACTCACGGATGAAACGGGCGATCGCGTCCGAGTCCTCCTGATACTCATTGGTATAAGCAAGAACTTTTTCAGGTGCAATGAGTTTACGCCATCCATTACCTTCTCGATATACCGCAACTAAATACGACAAGAAGCAAGTAGCCCATTCTTCACTCATAACCTTTTGTTGAATGCTTTCATCCAATGGTTTGTGATGAGATTCTGTTGGATTGATTACAAACTTTGAAGGCCAATGAACTACACATAACCTACGCCAAGTGCCTCCATCTGTAGCACCTACCTTTGGCTTCTCATTACAACTGAGATACATCTTGGCTTGCATCTCAAACTCCGTAATGCCTTGATAAAGACCACGATAGGCCATCTTCTCGCAAGATGCCAATTCCTTCATTAATCCTGTGTTCAATGGAACTGCCTCATCAGGTTCTTGAGTAGTTGCAAAACGCTTACCTTTCATGTGCATAACCTCTGGAGCAGCAGAAGCAGAACTAGCTCTCTTTTGAGTAAGTAATGAAATCGGAACTTTAACTGCATAGTCACCCATCATAATTGTCATTAGGTTTGTGAGCATTGACTTACCATTTGAACCATCACCTGTAAGAATGTGAAACTTCTGAGCATCATTTCCACCTCGCAAACATGTAGATAATTGACGAACTAGATAGTTTCGTACTGTTTGATCAGGTTGAACGTCTTTCAGAAACTTATCTATTTCAGCCCAACATTCATAGGTTGTATAGTGACGTTCTGGATCATAAACAATGTGTGTAGAGAAACTGATGTAGTCGCTAGGCTTTCCATCTCTAAACTCCATTGTAGTTGTATCAAAGACTCCATTCGCAAACGCAATCAAGTTCTTGTTCTCATCAAGTTTCTTTGCAAACTGTTCATCCAGAAATAGCTCTTTACATTCATCCATAACGTTCTTCTTGAAACTAGTCTTTTTGAGCTTCAAACGCATATTTGAGAAAGCACGCTTCTTAGTCTCAGCTTGACAAGTAGGACATTCTGGAGTAGAATCTTTATGTCCACATTCACCAGCAACACGAATGTTATTTATTTCAGCCATTTCCTTGTCAAGATAGAGCTTTGAGATATCACTCGAAAGTCGACACTGTAAAGCAACTCCGCGGTCTGTCTCTGTCCAGTTATGAATTTTATATTGATACCAACTATTGCTTCCATACTTAGCGCATACAAACTCATCACCATACTTTGCATGAACTACACGAGCAACATCATGTTCAGTAGATGTCATAGAAGACTCTTCAATAATTCTGTCAAGGTTCTGATTTTCTGCAGCTAGATAACCATCAAGATTGTCGCTACGAGACCAAAATCTAAGAGTTCCAATACCTAACTTCTGACCATCTGTTCTGAATCCAAATCCATTCCATTTCATAATAGCCTCTCTTTGGTTGTATTTATCTCCATACCTTGCAGAGTGATCTAACCAAATTTCAGATAAGTCTGGATGAATGTTCTTAAGACATTGTCCAACTGCAATCCAATCATTGTATTCGGTTGCCCTAGTTTCATTCAAATTTTTGACAAGAGCTTCATAATACTTATAAAGACCTTCAGAAAGTGGTGCAATATAAATCCTACCTGGCGATGATCCTCGAGAAGAAGGTTCTTCATCACGTGTTGATTGACGACCGCGTCCAGGAACTACGGCACGTCCTCCAGAAACCTGTATGACTTCACGTTCAGGAGTAATGTGAACATTTGCCTTTCCAAATTCAGTTAGAGGAGTCTCTTCGTTTTCATGTGAACGTAGGGACATCTTCTGTAACATTTGAGGTGTGTATTCACCCTGTCGATAGTCCTCACGTGTCATCTCACCTGTTTCGTGATTCCAGTGAAGAATATAACGAATCTTGTATGGTAAACCTTCATTCTTCTTACAACCAAGAACCATCCAGCAATTCGTATGCGTTAATGGTTGCTTATCATAGACTGTATCCCAATTTCCATGACACTTAATTTCAGGAAAGAACTCATCCATTCTAGGAAGCAGTTTTCTACGAATACCTTGCTCTGCTCCAGCACGACTCTTTATACTTGGAATCTGAACATGAATCCCAGATGCAGAGAGTTTCTTCGTAGGGTCCCATGTTGGACGATCTTTCTCTAAAACATATATCTCTGTAGTTTGTTTGATTTCAATCCATTCCTTTGCTTCCTCCATATAGGCTCCAATGAAGTTTAAAACCTGATCATATGTATGTCTATGCTCTTTCACAATACCATCGAACTTGATATCAAGATCAATACGAAGAGGACCAACTGTTGTACCTTTCTCTGTGAAGTATAAAGCATTGTTGTTGTTCAAGTCATTACAACATGCTTTATAGAAATCTGGCTTATCTTCTTCAGTAACAAACCACTTTTCTTTAAAATCACCATACTTCTGAATGTTGAAAGGCTTTCCCGATTCTTCTACACGATACCCATTACGTTTCTTACCTACTGCATCAGGGTCTCCATTAAGAAATAACAATGACTCTGACATCCTGTGATACTATGTAGGATTACTTTGCAGCCTAAGTTCCATTTTGAACGCGCTTAGGCTTCTGAAAAAATGGAAGCACTTTAGTATAAGGAGACCTGAATACAGAATGAAGTTTTGTATGAAGTGTGATAACATGATGTATAGCATCGAAGAGCGAGAAGGGTCAGCCTTTCTTAAATGTAGACAGTGTGAATACGAGGAGCCTATTACCAAAGAGAATCCAGTGGTCTATGATCACGATCTATTGCAAGATACGTCGATTCAATATTCTATTAACCCATATCTTAAGCATGACCCGACGCTTCCTCGATTTACAACGATGAAGTGTCCGAACATCATGTGTTCTACAAAGGGCAAAGAATCTAACATTGTTGGCATCAAGTTAGATGCTAAAAATGTAGTTTGGATGTATCAATGTGCAGTCTGTGATGCTACATGGAAGCAATCGGCACGTGGTCCTTAGGGTCCTTAAACTGGAGCCCGAACAGCTTTATATGCTCCTGTAGCTTTGGTATCAACTCGAGCCAATTGAGGTGTTGGAGCATAGACACCTGAACCTTTAGGAGCTGTTGTAGGAAGTCCGCCTAATTGTTGTGTCTTTCCAGAACTCAAAGTTCCAGATTGCGTAAGTGTAACTAAACTTTTTGGATTATTGACGTTTCCATACCCATCGTATGGGCGAACACGAGCAATTCCGGTAATTGTATTATTTGGATTAGGATATCGTGTCAACGTAAGAAATCCGCTTTGACTTGTTCTGGCAGTTCCAGTTGCAGTCGTTGCAATTGCAAAGACAGTTGAGCTTGGAACTTTTGCAACATTGACTAATGAAAGATTAAATGCTTCTGTTGCTATTCCACTAATCGATAGATTTTGAGTATTAGTTGTAAATCCATGTGCTGCTGCAGTTGTATAATAGACAAATCCATCAATACGACCCGTTGTAGAGTTATTAGTTGCAGTTCCTGTTGCTTCATTGGTAACTCTAAATTGTGTAGATGTAAGTCCAGAAGCAATAACAGTTTGATTAGAAAGATTAAAATTAACAGAATCACCAGTAAATCCTGAAATTGTTACCACCATTCCAGCAGTCAAACCATGAGCTACAGATGAAATATATGTAATTGTTGTACCATCTCCAGAAGCACCTGTAAGAGTTGTAGCAGAAGCAGCGCTAACTGTAGTTCCAATAACATCAGTTGCTACTCTTGATATTGTTTGATGTGCTGCTTGGCTAGTAAGCAACTGAGCATTCAAGACCGATTGTGTTGCAAAAGGTTGATCACTCGTCTGTATTTTATTGGGAATCGCACCATTACGATAGGCCTGAGAGGCAGCCTGTGCCTTGATGAACGATGTATAATCCGAAGCAGACAAATTCGGCATTTGTGATTAGAGACGGAAAATACGCCCGCCAACAAAGTTAGGTGATTTCCATTCAGGCGTTGCAAGAACACTTCCTGTTCCAGGAAATTCAGCTTTGACAAGTGTTCCAATATCCTGTTTTAAGGGAGCTACAAAGGTTCTAGACTGTTTTACTGGATCAGGTGTAAAAGTTGCTGCAACACGAGCAAGGCGTGTAATATCGGAAGGCTGTGCTGGAAGAACTGGCATTTATGTATTCATGAGAATAGAAGAAGCTGTGCGACGTAAAACGGACAAAAGAACTTCAAAACAAGAGTAAGGTATAAAATGAGTGCAATTGATTTACATCCTGAAGTTCGACCTGTCTTCAGAACAGAAGTTGTTGAAACTGTAAATGAACCCCGTATTACACAACCCTACTTCACAAAGTATGAATATACAGCTTTAATTGCGACTCGTGCACAACAGTTGGCAGAAGGTGCTAAACCATTAATTGATTTAAAAGGACTCAAAACATCGGACCCTATGTTTGTATGGACCGTTGCAAAGAAGGAAGTTGCTGAGAGAAAGCTGCCCTATATTATTAGGCGACAGCTTCCCAATAATACATCTGAGTTTTGGAGTGTTCAAGAGATGGAGATTATGTGGTAAAATGGATCTCCTTTTGAACATATTCTGTTATCTCATAGAATGCCTACAATGAGTGAAATTGACGAGAGAACAAATGATATTGAAATTCAGGCTAAACAGTTAGCAGCGAACATACATGAAATGAGAATGTCTATTCAGAGAGGAGTTGCACGAGAGAACGAACCTCTTCGTGAAGAAATTCGGAGGTTAAGAGATGAGAACTCACGTCTAAGAGATGAAAACGAACATCTTAGATCAACTCATCGCACAGTGAATCGCCTTCTTACTTCAACGCGATAGATACTACAAGTGCCAAGAGCATATAAATAAATCCTTCATTCCAGCCATGTTGAGCAGTGAAGAATCCTCCTCCAAACATATCGGCAAATCCACCTCCGACTGTATGAAGTAACGCAATCACTACGATGATGATTAGTAACCACTTTTTAAATGTGCTCATTACTTATTCTCCTGAAAGTTTCGCAAGATCTTCAGCAGAAGGAGGAAACAATAAAAGAGGAGGAACTTCTTCAGGCGGATTGAGCATAAATGGTGGATCGTGAGAGCTCATCTTCATTGCCATTGAAAGATCAATGGATTCAGATGGAGTAAATCGAGCATTGACTTTTGCAATATCAGAGTTGATCTTTTGACGCAAAGGATTTGGAGGAACCATCAAATATGCAAATGCTGCAATAATGGCGATCACTAATGCCAATAGGAGATATTGCTTGGACTTCTTCATTGTTCTTCGGGTAGACAAGAAAAACGGAAGTCCTTGGGTGAAGACAAGAGAAGGTACAATGGATTTTCCAATTCCTATTCGATGTTATACATGCAATCTTCCTATCGCTGGCAAATGGCTTACCTTCTTAGATTTAGTTGTCAAATATCGCAAACAAGATGGTCGCCCTGAAAAAGATGAATTAGTATATCTTACCAAGACTACTACCGTTACCGCGGAGGGGCGGGCAATGAACGAGCTTAACCTTACCAGGGAATGTTGTAGACGGCATTTCTTTACCCATCCGGGAGTATAGGCATTTATCACAATAGTATTCATTCTTTGAAAATTCAGAACAGGTATCTTCAGGGCATAACCAAAGCTTAGGAATCCGAATCCTAAGTTTGACCCTCTCCATTCTTTTTTACCTACTAAATAAGAGTAAATGTCGTCTTACAGTGAATACCTTGGACGAATGAAACAACGAATGGTGACAATTACAGATACACGCCCTCGTCGTGATGCAGGTCATCAAACGGAGATCGTTAAGCGATTGGCGGCATCTGGAAACTTGGAGACCCGAGTAGCTTCGACTGTTTGTGCTACTGTATTGAATGCACCTTCAACTGCTACAGCATCAGGATTTCTTCATGGAGGCGGACATACGGTTCAAGATGCACCGATGTATTCTGAATACGTTGCAGGTCAATCTGTAGCTCAAGGTACACTTGCAAATACAAAGGCATCACAAATCACAAATACGGCTCCATGTTTGTCATCCACTCAACTTCCCGAAATTAACGATAGACTTGCAGCCGATGCACAACTTTCATTAATTCAAGCAGCTCGCCAAAACTACGGTCTTGGATATGCATCAAACTGCTGTCCTACTTGCAAAAAGGTATTACTTGCGGATTCTTGTAACTGTCGTCTTACTGTAACTCAAGCAGCAGCCCTGAAGAGCACTATTAACTGGCCTCATACGGCAGATCGTAACGCTTAAACACCTACTTAAGAAAATAAGTATGTTGACAGTTTATACTTATCCAATTCCAAAACCTATAGATTGCTACGATGTCTCTAAACTTTCATTAGAAGATGGATTTTTAGAAACAGTCCGTTCCATCCTTGAACATCAAAAAGGAGGAACTATTTGGTTTGGATATCTTGAAGGATGGATGTTGACTCCTCATGAAGAAGTGATCTTACGAAAAGCCATTCGTAATTTTCACTGTATCGTAGTTTCACATTTTCCATTATCCTTCTCTCAGGCGTGGAAAAACGAAATCGATTGGGTCTACACAGTCAGGAATCACAATGGATCCACCGACTCTAACAACAATGGTAGTTTTGTACACAATGGGAGTTCGTCTTGATACGGATGTTCTTGCTCACACACTTCCACTCACTGAGTCGATCATTAAGGTTGAAAAGCAAGGTATTATCAAGCGTGGTTCTTCAAAGCGCGATCTCATCAAACGCAGAGCCAAAACAACACCGCCCAAACGAACAACTGGATTTGGGCATAACTCAATTACATTAGTAGTTATGTCAGATGGAGATGGAACACTTCTTCGTAAAGAGATTACTGTTAAAATCTTTCAGAATGGTGTATTCCATATCACAGGTGTTCTTGATGAACGATATGATCGTCATGTAACGGTCATGTTGAAAAATCATATTGAAACACAATGTCCAGCAGCTATTCTTTCAGGGGAATGGACTAATATTCGTCGTGTGGTTCTTATGAACTACAAGACCAAATTAGTAGGAACTTCAAATCTATCAAGAGATACTCTTTATGCAGCTCTTAGAGGTAAAGGTGTAACAACAATCTATGAACCTGCAGTCTATCCAGCAGTCAAGATCTACTTTCCTGAAACGAAGTGGATTGCAAAGGTCTTTCGAACGGGTCAAATCATTCTAACTGGAATGACAACTCATGACGAGTGTGCGTCACTTGTGACTCAGTTAAAGCCATTGTTAGTAGTATAAATAAATGGCAGCTCGTGAATTAACACCTGAAGAAGTTGAAGCTGGACGAAGAGGTATTAATGATATAGATTTGTCAGCAACTCAAATTCAAGCACTCGTTCGTAATATGGATGCATCCAAACAAAAATGGGCTAGGCTCAAGAATAATAAGCACGAATACGAAGAGAAACTTCAGAAGGACAATGAAGCATTGTATTTCAACTATCCATCACTTTTTCAAATGCACGCAGAGGATCGATTGGATGGAACCTTTTTTGAAATGCTTGCATTGAAACGAAGAATTGAGAGAGGTGAAATTACTCCTGAAGAGGCGACTCAGATTGTAGGTCGTAAGCTACATCAACGGTACATTCCTGAAGAGAATCAAACTCTTCCATCTCAGGTTCAGGCTCCAACAATGACATACGAGGAATATTACCGGCAGACTCAATAGAGTCCCAGATTTCGTATTCGTCTGTGCTTTTGCAGATTAAGAAGAAATATCTGCGAAGTTCTTCCCATGTGCAATCTTTCATCGAATAACACTTAACACGACTTAGTCCAAGACCGTCTAACATACCACATAGGTCTTCATTGGTAATGTTATTTTCTAATACAAAGAAGTCGTTCTTAGGGTTTATATAAAGTTCCCTGAGAGAATCTATATGTTGAATCATTGCAGTATATCCTAAAATACAGTATTGTTTTGTGTGATCAAAATTCAACACTGTGTTACAGAACTTTCCATTAAACTCTGGACGTTTCCAAATAGGACGTGACCACCAACCGTATTCAGGTGACTCGTAGACACCCAATGATTTCATACGATCATCCAATTTGTATTGTTCGTAGGCTTGTGGAACAATAAACTTAGGACCCAATCGGTTAATTTCAGAGTTACGAATCAATGAAAAGTTGTTCCATCCATCGTTCATATACTGAATGTAGGCGAGTTTATGAACTCGTGCAATTTTTGTCTTAACTGCAGTTCGCATAATCAATTCTTGATCATCGCAAATTGGAAGGTATTCTGAATAATTTCCAATTTCATTTAAGACGGATCGTTTCCAAATACGAGGATGATTTGGAAGACCTACAATGTGACTCATTGAAACATTATTAAGATTGGGTGATGAAATTACATTGATCCAAATGTCTTGATATTTTTGACAATAATATCCGGCATATCCAAGTCCAAAATGATCTCCGTATGAATGTTTGGTTCGGTTCTCGTATAAGTGTCCTGTATCCATAAAGACAAATCCAACTTCAGGATCTGTCTGAAATGCTTTGACCGCATCCTCTAAACAGTCTGGAAGAATTTCGTCATCGTGATCAAGTTCAAGAACATACTTACCTCTACACATAGAAGCTACTTCATTTTTCACATTCCCAATATTTCCACTGTTAAATGCTCTTCGATACAAACGAACACGAGGATCATTTCCAACTAGCTCTTTCAAGAAAGTAAAGTGTTTTTCATCAGGTGAATCGTCCAAGACAACCCATTCCCAGTCCTTCATCACTTGTTTCTTCAAACTTTCGTAAGGTCGAATGAACTTGTGATAGGAATTGTAACATGTTGTAAATGCAGAAAATACAGGACGTGTCATTTCATGATTCATAACAACATTATGAATGTAGCAGTAGTTAACGCCACGATCAAAAGATTCTAGATCATCAATTGTCTTGAAATGAATCCATCGTAATCGCATACGGTTTACAAGCTCATTCATAGATTGGTAATATTCTTGCTCAGTCTCACCATAGGTTACCAAAATATGATAGTTACAATCAAAAAGTTTTAAGATGTCCTTTGGTTCGGATGTAAAGTTCAAAGTACAGTTCAACTTTTCTTCATTTGCACTGAGAAATGTGTCGATTGCGGCATACTTCTCATGTCTAAAGAAAAGAACATTTGGGTATTTCATTGAGTATTCACTCTTGTTTCTGTTTAACTTCTTATGCCTTCAATTCTGTACGAAGCTCCATCAACATAGTTCCTAGAACATTTTTTCCAGGCCATTTTGAAGGATCTTTTGCTTTAGCTGTATCTGCAGAAGTTCCAATAGACCAATACTTATCACGTGCAGATGCTTCACCAATCGTTCGAGTTCCTGTCTCTAGTAACTTTGTTTTGAGATCTGGATGTTGAACAAACTTGGCTTTCAAAGCAGTTCGCATTACTCCATCTTTAGTCTTTTCCCAGTCTTCCTTCACAAAATCCTTAACCTTCTTTCCAAGTGCCTTGACAGCTTTAGCAGACGGTGTTTTAAGAATCTTTCCAGCTGATACTCCGTCTCCAAATTGTGTTGCTTTTGCCCATTGGAAGTAGTGTTCAACCGTTGGAAATGTAATTGAATCCACTTGAAAGGGAGCTTCATACATATTAGACAGAACACGCCATTCACCCTTACCTTCATCTGCACCCAAGAACAATACAGGTTCCTGACCTGGTTCTACAAGTTTTTTAACGATTCTCTTTTTAGCAGGTGGTTTCTTTTCAGAGGGTTTCTCTTGTTCACTACGTTCATCCTTTGGTGGCTCTGCTGGCTTTTCAGGCTCTGCAACAGGGATTTCAACTTCCTGCTTTTCTGTTAACTTTGGTTTCCTAGGTTCCTTAGAACGTTCAAACACGAAGCTTCGGTGTAAGAAACTGAATGCCTGATGTTCTTGAGTAAGCAGAATGTTATTCTGACTTGTATAGTGATCGGCAAACATTGTAGTTGAGACCAAGTTATATCCGTGCTCTTTGAGAACTTCGACCATCTTCTCAAATGGAACCAAATACTCTTTCTGAGGTTGTTCAAAGCTTTCTAGATGAACTGAAATTGCATTTCCAAAGGTTTCAATCCATCCTTGTCCATCATCATATTCCTTAACGAACTCACCGAAGACTTGAGATCCTGATCGGAATCGATGACTCTTCTTTCCAAGCATCAGAGCATAAACAGAAGCTCCATCCAAACAGGTTCCAAAGAACAATCCCTTACCATGATTTTCAAGGTTGGTTGCAAAGGATTCAAAGGATTCATCAGATTCACAAGCATAGTGAATGGCCATCTGACAGGAGATCGTATCAAACTCAGTCTTTCCTGCGAAGTTCTGAAGATAGGGAGTGGGTGCAGGTTCAGCTCCAGAGACAATGTTTGCATACTTGGCATCTCCTTCAAAGAGAGGTTTGGTCATGTCTCCGCAGATAAACAGGACTGGAGGAAGGTAATCGGTTGGATGATTTGCCTTCTCTTTTAAGTATCGAACACAGGCTCCTTGACGAGGAGATGTAATACAAGCCATCGACGAATCAATGCCTACAATTCGTGAAGGTTTTGTTCGTTTCCACTTAAGAAGATCTCCTGCTCGTCCAACAGCTAACTCTAGCAATGAGTCTCCTTGTTTGATAGAGGATCGATAGAGTTCATCCTTGACTCGATTATGAAATCCATAGACATCTTTGAGAATTCTATCACGTGCATCCAGGTTATCTCGGTAGTAGAGATCATCTTCAAAGGTTGCATCCGGTGGAGCATCTATCAAATTTCGAATCATCTCTTCAGTAATGGGCACATGAATATTGGTCCAAATTGAATCGGCAACTGCAATGTCATTTCCAAACTGAGGATGTTTCAATACGCGATACTGATAAGTCTTATCGTAACGAGTTCGCATAATATTCCAACGTCCAGCATCTGTATTATAAGAACATTCAATGATGGTATCATTTTCAATACGATTACCTTCAATGTCTACTGGAATACCGCTATCATTCAGAGGTAGACTAATTATATGTGCTTCAGGAGCTCTTGGAACGGAAGGTTGAAATGGAGAAGGAATTCTATTGCGACTTTCAGACTGAACACGTTCTTCGGATGAAATTTCAGGAGGTGTATATTCACCTGTCATTGTCTCGCATGGATACACAATGTCACCTGGTGTTCTTGAAATGTAGAGTGTTCCTTTGACCACTCGTTTTCCAATGGATGTATCAAAACTCTCACCGTTCTTGAACTTCACAAGAAAGTCAATACTGTTATGAGAAGCAGGTTTCCATTTGTAGACGGTTGTCCATGTTTTACCTCTACGTTCATTCATGGGTCCAACGGGTGAAGAACGTGGTGTAAATACCAAACCATCTGTAGGATATTCAAACTTAGTATCCAATATCTTTCGAATAGCCTCTTGCATTGCAGGTCCATCTCCTGCAAGGAACATTTTGGTAACAACTCTTAATGGTTTTCCACCTGGACTTGAAGTGAAGTCTTTTGATAGGTCTCCAACAAAGGAGCGAGCAGATCCAAGCCTGGATTTGTTCATATCGTCTTCGCTTGTGAAGAGAGGTAATCGGCGTACATCGCGATTTCGATACCAATAGACATCAAAGATACAGAATTGGTTTCGATCTGCAAGATATTCACCATCCAAAATGTCGCCTACATGAATAGAATTGGTAGCAGTTAATCCAGTCCAGGTGATGACCAAACTTGGAGTGATACGAAGAACACGAAGATCTCGCATCACCACTAAGAAGCATCGTTCACCGTCTGCCTTGTTTGTGACCGTGTATCCTGATAGAATATTATTTGGACGATCTTCGATTAGATGTCGACGTTCCAAAGTTACAGGATTTAGAAAGGGTGTTCGCGTAGTCTCAAATTCCATACGGTAGCGTTGAATGTCTGAGGCAGGTAGAACAAACTGAGATCCTTGAAAGGCTGACAACACTGGAGAAATATGACGAAGCATAGATTCAACAATTGCAGTATCAGGCTTTTCTCGGTGAATGACTTCCATCTCGAGTTCATAGCTAGGCGTCTGTTTTAAGATTTCTGCAAAGGTCTTGGTCTGTTTGGTCTTAGACTTGACCTGTGAGAAGTCATATCGAACAATACCATCTAAACTAGTCCATGACTTACGATGAAGAATACGGACATGGCTGACGGCATCCATGGGTGAGCCTGAGAAGTCTTTGCGAAGGTGTTCTTCGTGGCGAAGAGTGATGCGAATTCCTGCATCTGGAACATCCAAAGTATCTTGCTTTCCTTGAATGGCAGTGACGACCTCAAAGTAGCGACGCTTTCGCTGAACTTCAAGAGGGACGCCTCTAAAACTTCCAGTGGTGCAGACTTTATGAATATTTTCAGCACCCGATACGACGACACGAAGTCCATCGGGATACATGAAGGTTGCGTGATGCTCATCTACAGGAGCACCTCGGGAGTGAAGTTGAAGAGTTTTGACAATGCGATCTGCAATGTCTTTGGTTCGTATTTGATCGGGGAGAAGTTTACATTCGAGTTCTGCGTGTTTATCTTTCTTGACAAGTGCTGCGTATTCCTTCAAACTGGCCAATGCCGTAGAAGGGAGAAGGGTATCCATCGTTCCTTATCTTTAAGTTGTGAATGAAAACAATCCATTTTTATCGTCGTTCATAAGTTTTTCGTTCAACTTCATCTGCTTCCATACGCTTGTGCTGATCTAAATAAAAAATGACCATCTTTTCCATCTCGACTAAACATTCTGCAGGAAGTACATCGGATGAAACAAGCACTCCTGTTTGAGTTTTTGTAAAGCTATCCGTATATTTTTGGATAATGTTAAAGATCTGTGCATGTTCATTTGCATCAAGTCGATCAAGGTTTTCCTTCAACGCTTCCTTGCGACTTCGGTTCATTTGTATCTACAACAGCAGTTCTAACCATCTTCTTCCT